TAAAGAGAAGTCCATTACTGGATTGAGTACCAAAAGACTACCAGTAGTAGGAATGATAGCGGTGGTTCCAGTAGCGTTATTAGCGATTGCAGATTTTCCTTGAAATTCGTAAAATGACTGGGCGGAACCATTTCTGTAAGAGAGATTGTATAAATCCACTTGTGTTGCAGATGCAAGAAGACCAGAAGCGTTGTTAAAATTGACACTAATATTGTTAATCGTAAGAAAAGATGAAGGATTAGCCGCAGTTTGCGAACCCATAGGAAGACGAACTGAAATCAGAATCAAATCAGGAACTTGATTCAATTGGACTGCTTGAGAAGTAAGTGTAGCAGATGCACCAGGGGCTAAAACATTCTGGGATGTATATGTAGTCAAATACCTAGGATAATCCAAATAGGGGCAAATATTTTTAGTAGAAATCTTTGCATATTGTTCTGGTTGGAGAGAAAGGAAATTAAATAGAAGTCTGGTATTAGCAAAACCAATTGACTGACCTGCAGATCCTAAAGTAATGGAACTGATATAAGAATTATTTGAAAAGATTCCAGCACCATTATTCGTTATATAAGTATTTGCAGTAGAGAAAAGGCGTTTGCAAGATTGGTCTACATTCAGAACAAATGACATGTTATTTACACCAACAAGACCAGCAGAGTTCTGGGGAGAACAATTCAAAAATGGACTCATAGCAAGAAATGGTTCAGTAAATGTGCCAGTTATAACCACAACCCAAGTATCAGCCAAACTCGTAGAAATAGGGGATGCATCCTGACCCCCACCAGCAATATTGTGAGTAATAGCAACACTTACAGGATAAGCCCCACGAGGAACGAAATCTTCGTCATAGGAATTTGTTGAATAACCTGCGAGAGGGTTGTTATTAGCCAATATAGCATCAGAATAACTACCCCATGCAGCATCAACGAGAGAAGGTGTAAGGGAATTGTATCTGGATAGCATTCTTTTATCATTCATACGAGAAAGCATAGGAAGAACATCTTGGGTGTTGGTAGATGTGCTAACATTATTAATAGTAGCCTGTGTAGTAGTAAAAAGAGAATTCAAAGGAAAAGCCTGTAGACAATCAGTAAGACCATATTGGAAAGCCTGTTGTCCTACAGGGACATTTGTAAGATTTACGCTAAAGGTTAGTGTAGATTGTAGAAGAACATGGCGGTCAATAACAATATTTTCTGAAGGAACTTGAATATTAAAGACGATTGATGAATTTGTAGATGTGACTGCCTGAAATTGTTGATAAGTAGATTGGGAAGGACCAGATTGGACTCCAAATACTTCCTCTGCGGTAATATCGGCGATTCTTTGGTCTTCAATAAGTACACATTTGAAATCAGACATATTATATAATAAATAAATATTTTTTTTCTTGGAATATTTATTTATTAACATTATTTCTCTCAAAAGGACTAAATATGTATTTCTAAACTCCTTTTGAAATGTGAGACCCCTTTTTTGAAAAAAAGAATTTAATAGTTGCCGTAGATCCAGAAGTTAATCTAAATGGTTGTAATTGCCCTGTTCTATCTTTCCAGAATACATATACATCTAAATTATTCATGGGACGATTGCCTACAAGTTCAACTAATCTGAATTCGGCAGATGGATTATATGTAATTGAAGGTTTATAGATTCCATCATCTGCTACAAAATCAGTTATCACTTGAGAGATATTAGCATTATTTCCACTATTAGAAATTACAGATCCATTAACATACAATAATGGGGTAGACAATTGATTGGGGACAATCGGAATTGTATTAGAACAAAAAACGATAGATTGGACTGGATTCCAAAGTGGTATGGTTGAATATTCCTGAAAAACTTGAATTGCAGTATATGTTGGATTAGCAGGGGGATATTGGATAGAATTATTAAGTCCAAATAAATCAGTTTGTATTTGAACTGCTTCTCCACTATTATTAGCGTCTAAAGCGAGATTACTAATGTAAATAGGAAAACTACTAAATAATTGAAACATGGAAGGATTAAACCAAATAGAAATATAATCATTTGATAACAAACTATATCCTGCTTGGTCGGCTACTAAAATAGAAATATTAGCAGTTGTATCAAAATTCAATAATGGTGGATGAGGAGTTGGTAAAGCATATGCAGTTGCATTTGCTAAATTATATGCTGTTATTTGTGCGTTCAAATCATTAAAACAAGTAGTAAATGTATTATTCACTAAATATATCCAATATTGATAATTATATATGTAATAATAAGCAGAATTATTATTTTGTAATCCATTTGTGGTCTGGTTTGGAGGTGAAGGAACATCAGCATATAAATCCTGTGGTGCGAACTGAATAAATGTTCTTTGAGTGAATACAATATTTGTAGCAGGAACTTGGTATTGTAATGTCACACTATATATGGTTAAATTAACATCTCCTTGATTGGGTTGGATTGTTGGAATAAAAATAGGGAGAGAAGGGGTATCCAAAGTAAACCTTATTATAGACATGTAATAGTCTTGTGGATTTGTCAAAAAAGGAATATTTCTGGTCTCATTAAAATACAAAATAGGTGGGGCTACTGATGTTGTTTCTAAATTGGTTACGATTACATCGTAATATAATTTATCAGGTGTATTTTGTCCGTAATAACTCATATTATAATATAAGTGTATATTTTTCTAAAAATAATAATCTATTTTTTTGTTTTTTTAAATACTTATATAATTATTTTATTAATTCTCTCAAAATATGGGAATAGATTATTACAAATAGAAATCTAAATAGAAATCTAATAGAAATTAGATTAATTTTATTGACAATTTAGATTAAAAACAGATAAAATCAAGTATTAATTTATAAATAAATACAAGATTTTATCTGTGAGAAATCAAAAATGGTTAGATTTCTGTATTGTAATAATCTAATATAATAATATTATTAGATTATTTTAGATATTTGTATGTAAAAATCTATTTTTATATCATTTATATAAGTATTATTATATATGTTTTTATTTTCTCTCAAAATATAAAAAACATTTAGAAAAATATATTTGAATATATTATAATATGTCGTATAAATCATCTGAAGGTTCAACATTTGCATCAACTGGTCTTTCTGGTCCCCCACTTTTTGGAGCGGTTGGATCTGTTTCTATTACTCAATATGCTATTCCTGCTACTGCTACTGCTACATCATATTTAGGTTATTCAAAAGTTCTCCCAAGAGGCACTTGGGTATTTACTGCTACTGCGACTCCTTCTGCTGCAGCAGGACAATTGATTACTCAAGCAAGAATTGATGTAGGAACTAATTATCCTGCTGCTCCTGTGTATATTGCAACTTTTTTACTTGGTGCTGCAGGTGAAGCACTTACCAGAGAGTTGGCGATTTCTGGTGCATACTATTCTGATGGCGTTTCTCCTTTACAAGTTGTTGTATCTTGTTCTACAGATGCTGGAACTTGGTCGGCTGTAGCAAACGATGTAACTCAAATGATTGTCACAAAGGTTGCTTAAAGTATTTAGCAATAGTTATAAATATTATATCAAAAATCATATAATATTTAGTATTGTTTGATAATTGTCAAATCTGTTATTGGGATAAATACATGTTCTTTCTCATCACTAACAATATTTGCACGAGAGAACATTTGTTTATCATATAAATCAAATTTCTTTTTCTCATATTCTATAAATGCTAAACAATCCAAAAAATTAAATAATAGAATCAATTTTGAATCATCTACACATTTGTTATATGTAATCATCGTGGTGGGATATTTATTTAATGTATTCGTTCTACTTTTGAGTTCATATTGATAAATATTATCAAAAAAATCAAATTTAGAATATTTCTCTGGATATATTTGTATTTCTCTCAAAAAGTGTTCTCTGATAATCGGTAAAACCATTTGTTCTTTTTTCTTTCCATATTGATAAGAATCTTCAAAATGAACCATCTTTATATAAGTTATAAAAAGAAAAAATTTTTAGATATTTTAACGAAAATATCTATTTTATTATATTGCTAAATATTATATGACTTCTATCAAAAAACAAAAAGAAAAGTTAATGGATCATTATACAAAATGTTTATCTAATATGATAAGTGATGCAGATTTTTATCGGTATTTTTCACCTGATATAAAAGACAAAATAATTAAATATTCAGATTTAGCAAATTATCAATCCATCTATCAATTATTACCTAAAAAAGTAGATTTTTGTATCATTTTAACTGAAATGAAAGAGAATGAAGGTCACTGGTGTTGTTTATTACGATATTCATATAAAGGTAAAGATTGTATTGAATGGTTTGACTCCTATGGTGTAAGACCAGATGGGGAATTGGATTATATTCCAAGTTTTGTAAAAAAAATGTTGGGAGAAAATACACATTATTTATCTGGTTTGATTCAATCTATTGATCCATCTACTACTGATTTTGTTTATAATAAATCAAAACTCCAAGCACTACAAGATGGAATCAATACTTGTGGGAGATGGGTTATATGTAGAATTCTAATGATGCAATTTGGATATAATTTGGAAGAATTTGATGAATTTATTCATAGGCAGTCCCATGATTTAGAAAAACCCCCTGATATTCTGATGTGTGATTGGATTAAGTAGAATCAATTTTTATATAATTATTTTCTGCGGTATTTGAACTGGTCCCCATCGCTTCGGCATCATCCTTTAAGTCTTTTAAATTTGATGAATATTTGTCTGTAAGATAAATATTTCTCAACATACTGACTCCTATCTTTTTATCAAATATTTTATTTAGTATTCTTGTAATAACATTTTTTGATTCAAATGGTTCTCCTTGATAATTTACTAAAAAAGGAACAATACTTGTTTTCTTTTTTATTTCAGATTTGTGAGGATGGAATTGTAAATACATTTTGATAACTTTTTGTAATTCTTCATTTACAGGAATGCTTTGAGTTTTATATGTTTTCTGGGTTTTATAATTATTGAAATGAAACATGTTATTTTCTAAATCCAAATAATTAAATTTCTGATCCATATCTGGATTATATTTTTTTACAATTACCATATATTGATAATCAAGATTGCGTCTTGGAGGTTGTAATGTATAAAGTGATAAAATAACAAATGCTAATAGTTCTTTGTATTCATTCTCTGTGATTTTCTTTTTTTGAGAGAAATGTTCTACATCATTTTCTATTTTTTTATAAATTTCTATTACTTGATCTTGTGTTATCCAATTTTCTTTTTGTTCTTCTGATTTTGAATTATTTTGTTGTAGTTCTTTATTGTATTCCATTAACAAAGTATAATAAGATTGATACAATTTTTTTAGTTTAGGCTCTTCTTTTAAGAGAGAAACAATTGATATTAAATATGTTCTTCTTGTATTTGGTTTATAATCCTTTATTTTATCCAATATTTTTGGGACATCTTTTAAAAAGGTTAAATTTTTTATTTCCATTCCATCATTTAATCTTTTCAGATTTGATAAATAAAGTTTGAGAGAATTCTCGCTGATATTTTTGTTTTGTAATCCAAATAGAATATTAGACATATATATTTATATTAGATTAAAAATTTGCTAAATCTAATTTTTTCTTGTTTTTTTCTCTCTAAATTTATATATTATATTATTATATAAATGAGTTATTCTAACTATGTATTGAATCAAAGGCTATCTAATATTGAGTATCAATTAACTCATGGAGGGGCATCATCTACTTTAGAACAGATTTTAACAAATGGGAATGATGCAAATGATTTAAGTATTTTAAACTTATCAAATTTACAAGTATCTACTATTAATGGTTCTGCACCTACATTCGGTGCGGATGTATACTTGGCTGGAGGTACAGATACACTTCCACAAACTTTTACTGGTTATAATCAATTTGATGAAGTTGTTGTTTTTTCTGGGGCTGGTTTAAATACTGCTGCTTTACAAATTACGGAAACAGGTATTACTACTACTGGTAGTTATATTAATATGTTAGCAAATAATTCTACTGGGGCATATAACTCAATCGTTCAACAAGGCGATGCTTCTATATATGCTACTACTGCTGGAGGAGTAGGAACAGGTGCACTTTGTTTGACAAATTGGTTTAATGGAGATTCTGGAATCAGAATAGCATCAAGTTTGATACAAATGGCTGGATTTATTTCTGGAGTGCGTGAAAACCCTTTAATAATATTTCCAAGTAAAACATCAGGCAATAATCCTTTAATGTATTTTAATTCAGTAGGAACTACTACTTCAAATTTAAATATTATTTCTGATGTATCTGCCAGTTCTTTTTCAACATTAACCCAAGCAGGGGATATTGTATTAAATGCGAATATCTATGGGTACACTACAATATATACAGAAATAAGTCCCCCTGATAATATGATTTATCAATATAATTCTGATGAAAATGTTAATTTATTACATTATTTATCAATACAATCAGGTGCAACTTTTCCAGTAGGAGATTATATAATTTTTCAAATTGGATTTACTACATATAGTTATTTAATAACTCAGGTATTAGCATATCCTGAAGAATTATATATATTAGGTTCTTTTGTTGGTCCTATTCCATCATTAAATTCATATATTAATAATTTTATTGTTTCTCAAACTAATACAACTTCTTTAACTGGTGGTTCAGTCGTTTTAGGTTCATATAATGGATCTGGTATGCGTATTTCTCCTACTGCTATAGCATTCAACACTACACCAAGTGCTCCTACCCCCCTTACATCTGATAGTAGCACTACAATTGCTACAACTGAATATGTTAAAAATAATTTATTAAATTACGCTCCTGCTACAGGGTCTACCATATATGCTCCTCTTGCGTCTCCTGCTTTTACTGGAGTGCCTACTGCTCCTACCCCCCTTACATCTGATAGTAGCACTACAATTGCGACGACTGCATATGTCAATAGTAAAATCAGTTCTATTGTCCCCCAAACATATGTTTATTCTGTATCAACTACTTCTGCATCACTTTTTAATTTTACATGGACTGGCGGTTCTTATACAAATGGGAATATGGTTATTACAGGTGAATTTAGTGTATTCTATATTGATGGGGCTACTGGTATATCATATAATACATTTGCTACTTTTTCAACTGGTTTACATTTAACTACTACTTTCCCCCTTGGTCCAGAATTTTCATCAGTTTTACAACCTACTAATATGTATAATACTACATTTATCCCATCACCTATTAATGTTTATATTGGAAATACGGCAGGTGTCCCATTTATTAATATCCAATATCCTTTATCGGCTACTGCTCTAACAGGTCAATTGACATGTCAAGCGATTATTTCTAATACTTTTCCTGCAGGGGCTGTTCCTCCTACTCCAGTTCTCTCATTTGCTTAATTAAAATTTAATAATTTTATCTGATTATATTATATCATGAGTACTAATTCTATAAAAGACCAGATCTATAATTTTTTTAATTCTTCAAATAATAACCAGTTTAATTTAGGTAGTCAATCTTTAGAAATTATTGCTGATAATGAAATTCTGGGTAATACAATTTTGAGTCCTAATGGTATCACAAATAGTTTGACAGGACAAACTGCTCCTTTTGCTAATATTTCATTATTACCCCTTCTTCAAACTGCTTTATATGCAGTTAATCAACCCCCTGATAATTATTCCCTTTCTGTAAATTCAAAATTATATTTGACAAATACCAATCCACCAACTGCTCCAACAAAATCAATTACAATTGATGCTTCTGCGAATAGTATTTCTACTTTGACTGGAAACTTTAATGTAAATACTGATTGTTCTTTTAATAATCACAATATTAGTGGTGTTAGTAATTTAACATGTAATCAACTGAATTATACTACTTTGAATCCTCCTATCACAATTACAACACCTACACTTTCACAAGTAATGACTGCTGGTAATAAAGCATCCACTACATTAGATATGAGTGGAAATAATATTACTAATGCGAATAATATTACTGCTACCAAATTTATTGGTGATTTATCAGGTAATGCGGTTTCTGCTACTACGGCTA